TTATAGCGTCCTGGGAGGGATTTTTATAAATATAGAACTAGCTAGAAAAACGCTTATTTATCGCATTTATATCGAATTATCTTTCGAACAAAACTGAACTAAATAGAACTATTTTGACACGCGCTTGACACTTTTATGTATAAAACCCGTCGAATTCGACGGGTTTTGTTTTATTCGAAATAACCAATTTGTTCTGCAACCTCGGTTAAACTTTCTTTACCTTTCAACACATCTTTAATATAACTTTCTGCGTCTTCTTTATTTACGAAGAATACACTCTCGATATAAGTTTCTTCCTGTTGATCTTTTTCAAGCCAAGTATTATAAAACACTTCCATATCTTCTTTTTCTAATTTATCATGGTGAGGAATTTCATAAGTTTTGCTGATAGCCACCTCATATAATGTATTATCTTTATAATCAACTTCTGAAAGTGTAGCAAATTCTACATCATATTCATGGTCGCCCTCAATATCGATAAAGTATTGACCTAAACCTTCTACTAATTCAACTTCGCTCAAAACTACCTCTTCAACCATTTTGTTATTTAATTCGTTCATTTTCATTCTCTCCATTTCAAATTGATATAAAAGTTCAGCATTTTTTAATGATAAATTATCCAATGATCGTGACTTCGTTCTTATTCTATATATAGTGCTTTGCGTCACACCTGTTTGTTTTGCTATATGCAAACTACTTAATTCACTATCTAATAGATTTTGTATTATCTCTCTCATTTGAATATCACCCATAATATAGAAATTATTATTGCCCACGCTATTAAACCAGTTACAAATTCTTTTTTTGTAGATTTTCTAATATTTATTTTCATATATTTAAAATGAGGATTGTGTTATATTTTATATTGAAGAGGGGCGACCCCCCTCAATCATTTAGTACTCAAAAGCTAGTTCAATTTGTATAACTGCCAAATTTATTTTAATTGAACACTTGAAGCTTTTGGGTGCTTTTATTTTTATCCTCATTTCCTTACCTCCTAAATATATTATACTATGCATTATGGCATAGAGCAATACTTTTTATGCATTTTGTCATAATTATTTTTAGACATAAAAAAATAGGGACAAGTACTAAACTTGTCCCAATGAATAAAATGAAAATCGGTTTTTTGTTATAACATATTAATACACTTCTACAATTCTTAGACGTTCGTGCCATATCCAACCGTTATTATTTTTAGAATAAACACGACACCAGCCCTCTTTAACTTCAAACACATAAAATTGACTATATCCTGCTCTATAAGTGTTGTTTGTCACATACCACTCTTTACCTTTGAATTTGACTAATGATGCACCGTAATAATCGACACGCGCTCTAAATTTAGCTTTAGACGACTTTTTCATGTTTAATGGTGGAATACTATTCACTTTTAAACCTGTTGTATCTTGAATGATATTACGTTGCGCTACTGCTTGTTTATCATCTTTTTTCGCAAACTTTTTACCACCTGCTGTTTTGTAGATATCTTTAACGATTAAGCGTTCATACCATACATAACCGTCGTTGCTTGGACTGTATACTCTAGCCCAACCATCACGAATTTCATATACATAGAATACGTCTCCTGGTTTATATTCTTCATTTGTTGTAACCATCACATTATTGTGGTTAGGTCTACAAATAGTGACACCTGCGTTATCAGCAATCGCTTTGAAATATGCTTGGTTACTCCAAGTCAATTTCTTAGGTGGCTTTTTGTTTACTGAAATTGAACTGTTAGATTTACGTTCTGATTTTTTCACTTCTTTTATATCCGTTAAATCAACGCTATCGTCGGCAAAGTCTGGCACAATGAAATGTGTTAAGCCTGTGTAATCATCTTCACGTAATTTAGCTGGCGAATTGGCTTTACTATCGAAGTTTTGTTCTAAGATTGTAAATGATTTTGTACCGCCGCTATTGTCCCAAACTAAACCAGTATGTCCCCAACGACTATAAACACCTTTTGTGTAAATAGCGATTGCACAAATAGGTGGAACGTAATCTCTTGTATTTTTAACCACTTTCCAACCTTTTGGCATAGCGTTTACTGTGTGTAATTGTTTAGCGTTACCATAGAAACGAACGCCACCTGTTACATGATAGATGAAATCTACAACGACATCAGCACATTGGAAAGCGAACTCTTTATCAAAGTCGATATATTGACCTTTCAAGCTGCGCATGTATTCGATTGCTTCTTTATACTTAACCACACTTTGTGGTGATGGCGTCGCTTTTTCTTTTGTCTTCTCTGATAATTGTTCACTAGGTTTCTCGCTTGTTTTTTCTTGTACCCCATTAATGTATTTAGCAATTTGTTTATCTAAATTTTTAACGTTACGTGAATATCCGCAAGCCTCTAATAAGTTACCAGGATCAATTTTATCTCCTTGAATATCTTGGTGACCTGGTACTTCCGTTTTGTAATCAATGCCCCAATAATTACATAAATAGGCGAGCACTCGCGCCATGTTATCTAATGACTTACGAGAACGTTCTTGACTACTAGGGAAGTAACTACCTTCCACACCAAATGCTACATCGTTTGCATCAGCGTTATACCATTGGTTGTCAGTTGGTGTATTATATAATACATGCCATGCTTTTTCAGTAACTGGAATACAAACAATACACTCTTTGTCATCGACAAAGATATGTGCGCTTGCTACTAGTGACCAATCAATCATATAAGTGTTTTTATAATAATTAACATTTGTTTGTGCGGTAGTTTCTGGATTCCCTGTATCATGTGCTACTGCAAATAAAGGTTTTTTACTTGTTAAAGGTTGCCCACTTCTACGTGTTCCAATCGGTAAAAAATCATATTTAACTGGAACGCCATTCCATTTTTCTGCCATTATGCACGACCTCCACCAATTTTATTATTTTTGTCTTTAGTTGAACCTGTACGTGTTCTTACAGTTTCCCAAATACCAGTAGCCATTAGTCCACTTATTAAGCCAGCAAGCAATCTACCTCCGATTGACAATTCTGTTACAATTTCCGGAATAAAAGCTGTAATACCACCTAAAACGATACCAATACCAATAGCGATTAAAGGTACAATGTTTTTAGGTACTCCAGCTTGTTTAACTAATTGTGTTAATGCGATTGTGATAACTGAAATTACTGTTGCAAATGCAATAATACTTTCCATTTCTTCCACTCCTTATTCAAAATAAAAAGCCGACCTAAAAAGGTCAGCTTAAATTTATAATCTTAATAATCTGTTATACACAACGTTACAAATTGCATAACCACCATTTGCATTTGGGTGTACACCATCTGTATACATTAAACCATTAGTATTAGTTGTGGCGTAATCACCTAAGTTTCTATATAAGCTAACATGCCCTAAATTTAAATCTTTAGCTACGTTCAATTGCGCATTACTGTAATCTTCAATTGTATGCAATTGTTTTCCATCATTTTTATTACCACTAGGCGCGATTAAAAAGATACTTGCTAAAGGCTTAGCCTCTCTGATACGTGAGACAATTTCTTTTAAATCCTTAATATAAGTAGAAACTGGAATATTTTGAGCCATTTCATTAGTACCTAACAAGATACCAAACGTATTAGCACGGCATCGTTTTAATTGTTTTATATAATTATCACGGTCTGTTGATGTCATATGGCCACCACGTAGACCGCCATTACCGATTTTGTGAACTACTACACCTTTGTTACCTTTGTAAGCGTACGAACCAATGAATGTAACTTTTCCACTCACAATTTCAATATTGATAATATGCTTACCTAAACTTAATGTAATAGGTGTAACTTCTTGTTGCGTCGCATCTACTGTTACCCAGTCGCCACCGTCAATATTGTATCGCCACGTTCCTGTGTTTAATGTGTGTATTTCGTAGAAATCTAAATCTTCATAAAATTGAACCTTAATACTATCGCCAACTGTACCGCTCTCAACCATTGCACTGTCTAGCCCTTTTGATAAAGCAATATCAGCTTTCTTTGGATCTTCATCATAATGTGTCCAATCACCAGTTAAATTAACTGCGACTTCGCCATTACCAATATGACCATTAGCAAAACTTACAAACCCAATACCACCGTCAGCATAGGTTTTTAAATAACGTTCTCGTAATGGTCGTGTTAGACGTTCACCCTGTTTCTTTTCGCCACCGGCAACCCAACTATCGCCAAGTATCGCAATTTCTGCACGCCCGTTGTAATTTGGGTTCATAGATTTACTAAAATCGGCTGTATATGTTTTTAAGTTTTTGATGCCGAATGATTCAACGACATTTTCATTAGCTGAATTATCGTTAGATGAAGGTTCGATGAAAGTATTAGGTATATAAATTTTGTAAGGTACAAATGTTTCAGGTAATGTATCACCTACAACAAGCATTTGACCGTTCATTGATGTTTCAGTATCTGAAAATCTGATGTACGCCGCATTACTTGGAACATCAACTGTATTTGTATTTGTGTTATTGGTCTTAATAAATTTTTTACTATCATCATAGAAAGCATATAGATTACGTGCATTGCTTTTAGTAACCTTAGTTGCACCTTTAATATTGATATAGTCACTTGCACTGTATGTTGGATTAGCACTTAATGCACCTGTTGTTGGATTTACATAATAACCAGTTGTATTAGTTTTATTATTGTATAAATTGGATGAATGTTTTGTAAAACCCAGTTTTTCTAAAGATACAGAACCATTTGAAATTTGGTCAGAAGTAATTGAATTATTGGGGATGTTAGGCTTTAAATAATCAATGGTTCTATAATATTCTTCATACTTAGTCGTAGTGTCGCCTAATTCTATCTGATAGTTCTTGTAATTATAAGTATCGACACCCTCTTTTAGCGTTCCTGTTCTAATGTAATAACAATTACTAGGTGTTTTGAACGATCTAGTATTTTTAGTGTTATCAGCTTTTTTTATACCGGAAATAAATTTTTTATTTAAATCGTAAAATGCAATCGCATCTGCAAAATTCTGAACATACGTTGTGCTTGGTGTCACTGGTTCGAAGTCACTAACAACGTAATATGGACTCTTAATTAATTCTCCTTTTGTGTGACTAACTGAATAACCTTGTGTTACATTATTCGCTCTAAAAATATTTTTCCCTGTCTTTAAAAACGAAGTTGTTTGAGGTTCTACTGAATTTAATGTCAGTTTATTCGAGCTAATACTTTGGTCAGGGATAACAAAATCAGATAAAGCTTCATTCGTAACAACTTTTATGAATTCTTTTTTCTCTTGACTTGTTAAATCTTCATATTTAAATTTAAAATCATAACTATTACTTTTTAAATAATCTTTTATTTCTCTTTCTAAAACTTGTCTATAATCATCACTTAATTGCCCCATCAAATTTTCAGACATAACACTTTTGACGATGTCTTTAATGGTTTCAGGACTAATTTCTCTACCAATACTTTGAGTAACTTTATCTTCTTTAACAAAAAAGTAAAAATTAGCAACTTCTGACTTAGTTGATTCGTTTTCTAACGTAATCGAAACATCTATCTGACCACTATGTTTTAATATTCTAGGTCTTACCACATACTGTATAACTCCATTTTCTGCGTCGATAATATCAATCGGTTCTTTTGTAAATGTCGAACCGTCTCTTGTTAATAAATCGACTCTTGGGTCCATTTTAGCTTTTACCAAATCAATCGGCTCTAAAATAGTTTGATTGGAATATCGAACTTCTTTTTTCAAATAAATTCTAAAAGATGCAGTCCCTTGATCATTAGGATATAAAGTTACATTAATGTTTCCTAAATCAACACTTCTTTCATTAACATTAGTTTCAATATCCTTATTTTTATATATCGTCATTAAGACACCTCTTTCAATAAATTAGGACTACATGCTGTCAGCACATAGTCCTGTAAATTAAGATTTATATCTATCTCGTATGAAGTATTCGCCTTTCATACCGATTTGTGAATATAAGTTGTAAATAGTATTTGCTTGATGCTTACACCAGTTAATATCTGTTGCATATTGATGATTCCCCGGCGACTGAGGATTCCAACGCATACGATAAAGCGTTTGTTGACCGTTGTCTATATAACCTTTTCTGACAAATTTAGCGCCGCCAACAATACCTTTGTAAGGTGTAGTCCAACCTTCTGCTCTTGCATAATCAATTGCTTTGTTTGGCGCCCAATCAACTGCATTTATACCAAAGTAGTTGTAAATTCCATATCGACCACTTGCAAAGTTTGAAGTTCCATATCCACTTTCTAAGAAAGCATGAGCGATTAGATAGATTTCGTTAATATTGTATTTCTTACAACCATCTGAAAAAGCTTGTCCTTGTCCAGATAACGAACCCTTACCTTTAAGAATTTGATTCAGCTTACTAACTGGAATGCCTTGATATTTACCTAAATTAAGCATTTGGTAACGCATTTTGCTATTATTCCAAATCGTTGCATTATTCATAGCTGCTGACGTTGCACTACGACTAGCGTTATACCAGCCACTACCATAGTTAACTTGTGGCGCTTTAGCCATTTGAATATTTAGTGCATTATTGTAGGTGTATCTACTATAAACAACTGTAACAGTAGGTTGTTTTTTCTTGGCTGATGTTGTAGTTTTTGGCTTAGTCTTTGATGTATTTGTAGATGTTTTATTATCACTACTTGAAGTAGTTTCATCATCTTTTGGCACTTCGACTTTAACCTTACGTTTAGTTATTTTATCTGATGGAATATCATTGAGTAATTTTTCTCTATTTTGATATAGATTGATTAACGCTTCTATCGTCTTATCTTTAACTCTTTTACTTGGCTTACCTTTTGCTACTGTGTTCCAAGCGCCATGTTCTAATATAGTACGCCAATATTCACTTTCAATTATAAAAGATGATTGCTTCATCGGAATGCTATGAAACTTCATACGACCAATTAGATAATTCATTGCATGTATTTCGTTTAAAATGAAATCATTTTTACTATCTGAGTAGTCCCCACAAACTTCAATAACTAAACAATCTGGTGCGCTTGGTACTTCGATTTGCTCATATCTTGGTTGCCAAATGTAATTTCTATCGATGTAGTAATGTGGTAACTCAGATGTTCTAATGTATTTGCGTCTAGTTGTATATAAATCAAGTACACTACACATTGTTCCAGCGTCACGTATTAACACTTTTTTAGGGGAACGACCTCTGTCTTTACCTTTTGCTATTCTGTGAGGAATAAACGCAGGATAGTTTGTATCTATATCGTCAACAGTAAATTTAATTTCTTTTACATCTTTTAATACCGTTTTAACTTCTTTTGCTTCTTCCGTCTCAGTAGGTTTAGGCGTTGGTTTGCTAGGTGCTGTACTTGTATCTTTAGGCGGTGTACTAGGTTTCGGTTTAGGCTTAGGTTTTGGTTCAGCTTTATATGGTGGTCTGACAAAATATCTAACGCCACCCGGACCATCAGAATAGCTGTGCTTAACTAATAATGCTCTACTTCCGTATGCTTCACTAACCGGATTCCAGTTTTGGTCTACTGCTGTAAAATAAGTAGTAGTTGAAGGTCCTACAACGACATTGGTATGACCGTAAACTCCGCCTGTATATACTGCTATATCACCCGGTTTAGGAACGAAATTAGGAGTATTTGCATATATTTTAAAGCCAGCAGGATATTGACTTCTATAAGCCATCGCATTAGCATTACCCCACGTTCTAAAACCCCAATAACGATTAAAGATGTAATTGGGTAAATCCCACAATTTTGTTACGATAACAGACGCTACTTGTTACCTTCTTCATATTTCTATGAACGTTCAGACTATATCATCAACCTATTAGGTTGCTCCCCGTTTCCACTCGCTTGAGTGTACGTCTTTCGACTAGTCGTTGCACGTTCCTATTTCTAGGCTTCGCTCATGATTGCCTACAACATCACTTGTTTAGGTTTCCCATGAATTAGAGGAGTTTGCTATAACGATTACTCGTTAAAGGTGCTAGAGTTAACACTGATACCCATACATACCATCAACATTTACACCTTTACGGTTTCTCGCTAACCACTTTGCCCAACTTGCTACTTGTGATGCAGTCGGCTTACCACTTGAAGGTAAAATTGCCATTTATCCACCTTCTTTTTTGTATAATAAAAAGCCGACACAAATGTGCCGACTTAAAACATATATTGCGCTAATCCAATTGCACCGCCGATGATGCCACCAACTGTTGTTATTAAAGCAACGGATATTTGCACACTATTTTTTTGTTTTTCTGAAATTGTACCTTCTATTCTTTCAATTTCATCTTCATGATTTTTAACTACAAACTTTATTTCTTTGATTGCATCCCACTGTTTGCTGTTAGTATCGTTTAATTGTTTCATTTGTTCGTTTGTATCTTTTTGGACTTCGAACGATTGCCTTTGATAAACGTTACCCTCGACAATTTTTTCTTTTAATCCATTGATGTGTTTTAAATTTTCATCATCACCAGCTTTTATCTTTTCGAGTATATCTTCTCTAGAAGCACGCCATTCTTCATAGGTAACGTGTTTATTTTCTGTCATAAATATCAGCACCTCCGATAAAACCAACTACAAAGCAGACTGCTGATAAAATGCTGAATTGTATAGTAGAGAGCCAATTAATCGCATTATAAATACTTGCTGATGTCATTAGAAAATAAAGTATAGAACAACTAAAACCACCAATAACTAATAAATAATTACATATAATGCTTGTGCTTTGTCTTGGTAGAAAGAAAGCACCAATCATTAAGATTAGACTGGCAACCATAACGATAATCCCCCACGCCCAAACAGGCATGATGTGATGAAGCGCTACATAGAAATCACTATCACCTAGAACTTTCTCTTGCTCTTTGGTGAAGAAAAAACCTCTCGCAAAAGTAAAAGCGCCTAACCCTAACAAAAGAATAAAATTGATAACTTCATTAAAATTATATTTCAATAACCACACCTTCTTTATTAAGTTGTTTCTGTACTATCTATCGAAGTGTCTACATCACTTTCTTCATCGTTGCTATCATTAGTACCAATCTCTACTTCGCTACCGATATTGAGCCAATCAGTCCAATTATTGCCTACTTGATCTAATTTTGAACGAAGGTAAATAGCGTTTGTTTCGTTAGGCGAGTAAATAACCTTTGTGTAATTACCATAAGCTAAGATTTGTAACATACCTTCAGTATCATTTCCATCAGGTGTATGAAGTGGACCAACTGCATAAAAATATCCAGAAGTATCAACAAAGTCCATTGTAGATAAATCTGGATTAAGTATTTCTCTCACTTGACCGTCATCTTCAAATAACGGTTTATTTTGATTTAACTCGCTAATTCTATTTGTGACTGCTTGATTGATTAGTTCATTAAAATTATCTGGTAAGTTCGACGGTGTTACTTCACCTTTATCTGCTTTATTGTTTAAAGCGTTGTTAAAATCAACCGTAGTTACATAATTAGAAAGTGTAGTGTCTAAATCTGGTTTAGTTACTGCACCAGCTGTTTCATCACTTAGATTTTTTCGAATAGTATCGGCTTCATCACGCATATTTTGAATAGCTGAATTAATGTCTTTTTGTGCCGAATCTACCAAGTTGTTCGTTCTTCTTTCAGTATCAGTTACAATTTTTTCTAAATCTTGCTTTTGTTCACTGATAAACGAATTAAAACTCAATTGAATATTTTCAACATTTTCAATACCAGCAGACGCAGCAATCAATCTCTTTTCAGCTTCTTCAATTAAATCATCGATTTGACGAATATATCTTACTTTAATATCTGCACCAATTTTATTAATCAATGCATCTTTAACATAAAACCTAAACTCATTAAGAATAACAGTATCTGGTCTACCAACTGCTTTAACTCTTACTTGACCGTTAACCCACGTATCAGTAGAAGCCTTTAAAAAGTCTCTATCAATAACAAATCGAATGATACCATTTAGCGAATCAATGTATTCTACTTTAGTCAAAGAAGTGTGTGAACCATTTTCTGACTCTACATATAAATCAATATCACTATTTAAACTGCTAACTTGTAAAGGGTACTTATCTTTTTTGACTTGAAAAGTGAGGATAGCAGTATTGACATCTAAGTTGTAAAAAACAATTTGTTCATCGCTTAATGGTTTTAAATAAGGTGTGTCACTAGCAACTAATTTAGCATTTTTATAAATACCGTCAATATCCATTGAACTCATAATTTAACCTCCTTATTTTTTAGTAATAATTTCATTTCTAATATCATATGCACTTTCGTAATTTGGATAAATTTGTTTGAATGTTTTTTCTTTTTGGTTACCATATCCAGTTGATGTAAATGCTTGGAATGCATTGTGTGAGCCTGTTGGAATGAATTTAATGTTTTGAATAAGTTGTTTAATATGACAGACACCTTCCGAACGTCTAACTTCAACGGGACACATAACTTCTGCTGTTCTATGAACATCACTCGGTGTAATACTAGACATTTGGACAGGAGCAATCGCATTGATAGGTATTGTATGAATACCTTTCGGAAGTTTATGCTCTGTTTTAAATAATTGACGATCATCAGATTTTCCATTACCACTAAACGGGTTATAGTTTTGTACTACCATTGGATTTACTCCAAATGTTGTGTCCCTATCAACCTCAACTGTAATAGATCCGTTCATTTCAACAATGCCATTTGCTGTAATCATAAACCGTTGTTGCGTCATTAACATTCGTTGCCACTTATTTGTAGCAACAAGACTGAATGTAGGTACGCCTTTATTGTTATATCTATCGCTATATACAAATGATTTAGCAAAGGCTTCATTCGACGTTCTACCTTGCCCGCTATTATTTGTTTGCATTAAGCGGATAATGATATTACCTAAGAAATTAACACTACGCCACATTTCTTCTGCTCCACGAGGTTTACCAGCACGTCCTTCATAAATTTCTGGTAGATAAGAAGTGATGTTTTTCTTAATGCCTACCCAGTTAGAAAATGAGCTTAACGTACTAGAACCCCATGTAACTAAATCTCCACGATTACTCACATCTTGCATGAATTGAGTCATAATATTGTGGTCTTGATTAGAAAATCTTGGATAGAATAAACAATAATCTGATACTTGGGAAACAATGTTATGACAATCAACATGCGCAGTAATATGATTAAGTCCTTCAACTAACTTTTTCATATTTTTTGATTCTTGTTCACTAAATGGTGCTTTTCCTTTGAAGTTTTTACCAGTCGAACTTGTACCTTTTCCAGCTTTCCAGTTGTAATCAAAGTTACGATTAAGGTCTACGTTATTAGAGTTTTCTCGATTATCGTTAGCAAAGCCATGTGGATTAACAATAGGTACACATACAATTCTTACATTTTTACGAATGTAAGCTAAATGTGGATCGGTATGCCATTTATTTACAACCAAGTCTAAAAATCTAGAGTTGGCGTAAAACGCACTGTACTCGTTACCATGAATACAACTTGTTAAAAGCAATGTTTTTGAATAATGCTGAGGCTCGAATGTGTATGAATAAACACTGTATTTTCCTGATTGGTCTTTCCCAATATAAGTTTTACGACAATACTCATTATCGACAAACTTATCATAAAAGACTTTTAAATTTTCAGTAGGCTCATTGTGTAATGGTGTTTCATTTTCACCACGCATAGCACCTTTAATGTAAGGTGGAGTCCATAAATATGAACTATCAGCTGCAACGTTCAACTCTTTATCTAAATCATTTCTGATTGAGTTGAAGTCACGCCCTAATCTATCACCTAATGTTTTTGATACCTTACCATCTATACTTGCTCTTGCGTCAATAATTTCTTGTTGGTCGTTAGCTAGTGTAGGTACTAAAAATGCTCTCATTCTAGCATCTAGCCAGTTAATAGAGTCTTTTACACTTCTTGTCGAACCGTCAGCAAATGTATGTTTGATTTGATGTGATTGGTGCGCTTCGTTATCAACAAAGTTATGTCGATGCAACTCATCTTCAACGTAAGTGACCATGTCACGGAAAGCGATGAAGTTAAGTTCTAGCTCTCTTACGTGTCTAGCACCAAATATTGTTTCAAGACTTGTATAAATCGTCTTACGCATTATCGCTGACCTCCTTAATTTTTAGATTTCCGTTTTCATCAATGTATAATTCTTTGTCGCTTAAATCTATGACAGTACCGTCTACTTTTTTAGCAGTTAATTTTGATGATGCGTCGATAGAGTCTAATTTTTTCTTATCTTCCGGCGACATTAAACCAGCTTTATCAGTAGAAGCATTACCTTCGTTTCTCATCTCTATTGTTGTAGCTAAGACGCTTGATGTTTTTGCACTTGTTGAGCGGTAATCTCTAACAAATGCGCCACCACCTAATCCACCAATAGTATTAGCTGCGACATTGATACGATTCATATACCTGTCATAACGTCTGTATTCACCTAATACTACCTCTTGTTTAACGATTTCGTTGTTTATATCTCGTTTTGTCTTAACTTCAACAATGCGTACTATTTCATTTAGTCCTAATACAGAATTGCGTATCTTAACTAAATCGCCAACTCTAGGCTTAGCGTTTGGATAGTATTTTTTTAAGACGATAAAGTCTAAGCTAATAGAACGTTTGATTGAGTCATCTATACGTTTCTGTAACTTTGCTTTCATTAACTCCTCGTCTTTAATACGACCATCTTTGATAGGCTCTGCTTCGTATTTGCCGATGTCTTTCATATCCGGATGTTCGAACTTCATAATCAATCCAGCGCCAGTAATACCCTGTTCATCTGTATAATCACCATAACCAACACAGTATGTTGCCATATCTCCTGTATCTTCTTCAACTTTGATGTTATTTGCATTAATTTCATCATCTATGATGTAATCAACTTCTTTTTGATTATAAGGAGTAAATACAAATGTGTATTTTTTAGTTTTCTTATTAAAATCGATGTAGAACTCTAAATCCCAATGCGACATTGCTTTTTTAATTAATTCTTCAACAGTTTCACCTTCTCCAGCATTTTCAAAATCTGATGAAGGTAACTTACTTTCGGTCAATTTATACTCTAAATCAGTAGGAGCAAAGGCTATATCTAAGAATTTTTTAGCAGTAAAGCTACCATTAATAGGTGCATAGATTCTACGTCGTTTAATAGTGTCTATCGGCTTATAACGACAAGAAACCGTCACACGCTGTTTTGTTCCATGCGCTTGACGGTCAATTAAAAAAGCTAAGTATTCTTTTTCGTCGTCTGGTCCTTCAACTCTTGAAACCCTCCAACGTTTATCTATTGATCTTACTACTTCATAATTGTAAGCATCTTCCAGTAATTCAAACTGTAAAATTGCTTCTGAACTATTTTTATCCGTCCAATTAGTAGTGGTGTTGACAAACTTGCCACGACCACGCTTTGGACTTATTAATATTGGCAATTTGCAACACCTACTTATAATAAAATTTCATATCGAATTTAACCGACTTAACTTGTTGATTAAATTCAAACTCATTCCACCCATGACGGAACTTTGGTTGTGATCCTGACACTTCATAACTTAATGGCGTACCATTTTTGAATGTTTGCACACCATCATACTCAATCTTGTCACCTTTTTTCATTTTGATGTTACGAATTGTCATAACATCAGAATGTGTCATAGTAAAAGTAAAATTTTCTGTATCTTCTCCTAAGATGATTGTCACTTTCTTATACATATTGAATTGGTCGTTATCTGCTGTGCCATGATAATAAATGGCGTTATTCCAAATGTTAGTAAACGAGTAGATACGTGAACCATCTTGTTCGTCAAAAGGAATAAGCATATCATTCGACCATAATTCTTTATCTGGTCGTTTTTCTAAATCAATTGAAGTGCCAATACTTTCAGCAAATGGCAATTCAGTCGTTTCAAACACTAATTCAAAACTAATTTTCTTGCCATTTTCTTCTGGTACGATTACATCAGCGTTTTTAACTTTATAACGTTTACCATTTACATAATAATTGTCGTTAAATTCTTCGTGATCTAACACAAGATTGTTATACTCGCTTATTTCTTGATAATCATCTTCTAATGGCTCAATAAAACGATAATTTAAAGGGACGCTTCTTCTTAACTCTCTTATCCACACTTCTTCAGTGGAGTTGGTTAAGTTGTAGAACTCGTCCCTTAATCTTGCGTTATCATTTAATTTTGTAGAATTTACATGACACTTAACGTTTATCTTACGTTTACGATATTGACTACTTAAAAGAATACGACCACTTGTATTCTCTTTTGTTTCGTAGTTATCTTCAATTTCCATACTTTCGATAATTACATCGTCGACGACAAAACCGAAGTCGCCCAATGTATATTGTTGTCCGTTTTGTTTTTTTATTTCTAAATCCATTGAACGACCTCCTAAAATGTAAATGTAGCGTCACGATTAGCGTTTTGTTCGTTGACGATTGTAGTTAGTGCATCGTTATCAACACCCATTTCAATACGTACTACACGTTGCGACGGATTTGTTTTGATGTTGTGTGTATGTTGTACTTGAGCGTTCATATTAGCGTTAACTTTCTTCATGTTGGCAGTTATATCCGGAATTGCTAAGTTGCTGTTAAATGCGTCTGTAATTGATTGAGCCATACTACCCATACCACTTACAACGTGACGACCTTCTTTTTCAATTCCGATACCTAGACCTTGTGAAACGTATTGACCAATGCCTTTAAATACTCGTGATGGTGAATGAATTCCTAATGCACTTTTAGCTGCATTGACTGCACTTTTGGCTACATTTCGTGCAGCATCGACTACCCATTTCATTCCATCCATAATACCTCGTACTAAACCACGCATTAAATCCATTCCGGCACTAGCAAATTGACTAACAAAATTAACAATTGTTCTATAAGTACGTTGCATTCCAGATTGGACTTGTGAGACTGCATTAGAAAAACCACTAATCACGCTAGAAACGAAATTAGACATCGCACTGACAATTCCTGATACCCATTGCGCTCCACCAGAAATCACTCTACTTAGCGCTTGAGCCATATATTGTGCAACACTTGATACCACTCTGACAAAACCACTAATGACAGATGAAACGAAACTAGCAAGCGTGCTGGCAATGGAAGATACCCACTGACTACCATTAGAAATGATATATCCAAGCGCTTGAGCCATTTTTGAAGCTATTGTTTGAGCTACTTGACCAAACCATTGAGCCACACTTGAAAAAATTTGGCTTAAAAATTGGTAAGTAGATGAAAAAATCTGAGACCAACTTGAAATACTTGTGCCTAGTATAGAATTTAGACTTGCAAATATAAATTGAGAAATTTGTGTGAAAATCGACTGTACCGCAGTCCAAATAGTATTTAGCACATTCCAAAAAGTTGTTTGTAAAGTCTGTAATGCGCCTGAAAAATCACCAGTTATTAACTGAATGAACGCAGTAAATAACCCAACTATTATTTGAATTACAGATGATACGATTGCACCTATCGCAGTGAAAATTACAGATACTGCAAGCCACAAGCCTTTAAATGCTTCTACTAGGAAATTAATCGCTTGTACGACTACAACGCCTAAAACTTGATTAATTAATTCTCCAAATGCTTGAAAGATTGGCATTAGTGGTTGAATGGTTTGCATGATGTTATTGTAAAGTTGCATAAACCAGTCTATTACTGACTGAATAGCTCCACCTATCGTGCTAGAAATTACGTCCCACGCATTTGTGAGTGCTTCTCTCACACCTTCATTGGTGTTCCATAACCATACAAGTACGCCAATTAAAGCACCGACTATTGCAATTACTATACCTACTGGACCAGATAACGCTGCAAGTACACCGCCTAAACCTTCTATAACGCCCATAACGATACTAACTATTCCACTTAAACCACCAAACGTTGAAATAAGAGGAATTATCACTTGATTTACAAATATGAACGCTGGCGCTAATGCCATTAACATTCCAGCTAACGTTGCTATAATTCCTATGATCATTCCAATAATAGGATTAGCTTCTGTTAGCTTTCCTATAAATTCAGTTATAGCTAACGCCACATCTAAAACTACTGATGCTAATGGAGCCATAGCTACACCGACATTAATAAGAATATTGATGATATTACCTAATAATTGGATAAGTTTAGGTCCGTTTTCTTGAACATATTCAATGAACTTTTTAAACCCATCACTCTCTGCAATCGTTGCGCTCCATTGTTCGAATTGCTTAGCCATATCTGCTAAACCTTGTAATACAAGATGAGTGTTAGGTGCAAATGCTTTCATTAAGTTGAATATACCTCTAAATGTTGAGCCGAATATCTGACCTATTAATGGCAAATTCTGTTTAGTATATTCAATGAACGACTTGATTGCGTTTTGTCCTTCAACTGATTGCGCCCACTCATTAAATGCTTGACCCATTTTCTTAAAGCCTTGTGATACCCACTCAGCTAATGGAGCTATTTGTGTAAGTACACTAACTAAACCACTACCAAATGAGCCAGCAGCATCTAACATATTATTAAATATTCTTACGCCAGTTGTACCCATCATCTCAAAGAACTTTTGTGCTACTTGTGAGTTTTTAGCCCAATCAAGCATTTTAGCACTAGCTTGTTCCATTCCTTTAGATACGCCATTGATAAATGGTGTAAGCCCAGCTAACGCAACTTTAGCAGTATCAATCGCATTTGCTAATGTATTAAATATCTGCGCTTGATTTTGTTTGATAAGGTCTGCCCATGCACCTTTTAAACTTTCTAATGAAGCCTCGTAACGTTCAGTTTCTCTAGTTGCTTCTAGTGTACCGTCAGATAACATTTTTAAGGCACTGATGCCCATAGCACCAAATGCTACTGCACCAGCTCCAGCTACTCCAAACGCACCAGCTACACCTAATGCACCACCAGCAACTACGCCTAATGCATTTAACACTGCCATTAATGCTGGTACGATACCTGCTATTGCTGGAACAAGTAAAGAAATATTAGCAAGCAACGAACCTTTAATCATATTACTGAAAACAGTTCCGAATGTTCTGATGTCATTTGCTAAGCTATCTAATGAGTTACTGTAATCTTCTAAACCTTTGTGTAATTGTTTGAAGAAAGCTATTACTGGATTTCCATCTACATCAAGCCGAGTACGATGTCGGTTAGGGATAGAGCGTAGCATAGCTTTAAATGCTTTTATGTGAGCAATAGCTCCTGCGCTATCAACTTCAAGATTAGCTTTAGCTTTTTGATGAGCAAAGTCATTAAGCTGTTTCTTAGCCATTGCTATGTGTTCTCTTGCTCTAGTTGCATCTGCATCTAAAACAGCTGAATACTTGCTACCGTCGATACTATCTAGGTTATGTTGCAACTCAGAAATATGTGTAATAGCTTTTCTGATATTTACGTCTGCATCTGCTTCTGCATCAGTGTTATCATACATATCTAAATATCTCTGCGTTTTCTTGATGTTTGCAATAGCTTTAGATACATCAGCGTCTAACTCTGCATCACCGCGATAAGCATCGAACTTCTCAACTAACGACTTAGCTTGTGCGACTTTTTCTCTAACATCAGAGATATCTGCGTCTAGTTCTGCATTTGCATGAGTATTATCAAAACCTTTTACTGTATCCTTTGCTGCTTTAACTGCTTTCATTACACCAGATGAGTCGCCATCTAATTTAGTATCTTTAATTGACTCTTGTGTTTTCTTAAAACTTTGAGCCACTTTCTTAGCTGATTGGATAGCACTTTTAAATTTGCGGGTATTCGCTTCAATCTGCGCTTTAATACTATAATTTGCTTCTGCCACGTCATCACTCCTTTCTTAAAGAATTGTTGTGATTTGCAATCATTTTGAGCAAATCAGATGGTGCATTAACTTCTTGCTTAGAGTCTGAACCAAATTTGAGAGGTTCTCCTCTATTAAGACGTTTAACGTTTTCTTCGTAGTCCATAATGTCGTTAGCACTTCTAAAACGATACTCAGTTTCTCCCTTTTTGCCACCACGTTTCTTTTGTTCAGCCTGAGCGTCACGTATAGCAAAAGCAAGTTTGTACATATCCATATCTTTATCAAGTTGTTCATACTCGAGTGCATACATACGATAGTTAAACTCTCTAAGCGTCATCATTTCTATTCGTTGCAAGTCGTATATCTTCAATTTACTCATACAAACGACAACAACTCTATCAAACGTTAATATGTCGTCGTCTACTTGCTTTTCTTCTTGTCTTGTTTGTACTCGTCTGGCACTAGGTTTTGGGTTAAAGGTCTCTTTCCCAATTCTTCGATGATTTGTTCACTAAAAGTATCAAAACCTTCATTTTCTGCGATATCTTCTAAAACTGTTTCAATTTCTTCATCAGTTTGTGGTTTCTTTTTATGATGAGCAGTTGCTGATTTGATTACTTTAGCTAATGCAACAACGTTTCCGTTTTGCAGGTTAGGCACTAACATATTCAAACCTTGTCCGATTGTCATTTGTTCTACTTCTAGACCTAATTCTTTATCAATCTTATTTAAAAAACCTAACCCGAATGATAATTCTAATTCTTTATCTTTAAATTTAATGTGCATAATTTAAATACCTCACTTCTTTTTTTTATTTGCGCAAATAAAAAAGAGGGGATGTTCCCCCTCATATTTATACAGTTTCAACTTCTGTTGGTTGTGGAATACTTTCAGCCAAACCGTCGTCTGCTGGATCAGATGCAACAGTATCATGGAAGCCATAAGCAGCTTTGTTTTCTTCGATTGCTTGCGGTAAGGTAGCATAACCACGTTGTTTTTTAAGATAAACGCCAAACTCTGTTTCAAATTCAGCAATACCGTCTGCTTCATTAGTACGAGTGATACTATTCCAGTAACCTTGTCTATATTCAGCTTTGTACTTACCTTCGTTATTTTGAACTCGCTTATTGATTACCCATAATTCATATGGTGTATCATCTTCTGTTGCGTCCTCGATTTCATCACATAACGTGTCTTTTTGGTCCATGTAGCAATTGATTGTTACAGTAGACTCTAATGTACCACCAGAGTTAACTGAGCCATCAAATGTAGCTTCTGTATCTCTGTCTTTTTCAGTTTCACGTTCTAATTCAGTGACTAACATTACTTTGTTAGCATCTTTTCTATCGCCTAATTTACGAATTAAAACTAATTCATCAGTACCTTGTTTTGTTGGCATAGGTTGAATACCTCCTAAATTTTTGTATTAAAAAACGCAAGCCAAATTAATGACTTGCGTACTCTACACTTATAGTTGTATGTGACAACGTTTGATTAGTTTCTTGTTCTGTACTCTCATTCACACTTATTTGAGGCAACGTCAATGTATATCCGTCTAGTTGTATCTCATCTAGCAGAATTGACTGAACCTGCATATAAATTTCATCATTCTTACCTTTGTCATCATCTTTGCACCAGATATGGATAGTTGCAGTTGGACTGCCACCGTAACTGTCAAAAGTTAAACGATTGATATCGTCTTTAATATCTTGGATAGCAATGAATGGATAAGGTAGTTCTTGATTGAGTTCGCTTGTGCGAATGATAGGTACGCCAAGTTCTTCAAACCTTGTATAAAGATAATTGAACAATTGCAAATTCACTGATTGTTTCATCGCATACCTCCTAACCGTTAATTAACCTTTCGAGGTCTGCTCTGACTTTTTTCGTGAACTCTTGGTAGACCGGGAACATAAATGTTTCTGGTTCCATGTATCTGGTTCCGTATTCAAGGAAAGATGAATAACCAGCCTTTGAAGTGATACCGTATTTAAGATGTCCTTCTTTAGCTTGTTCAACCATTCTCGCTAAGTTACCAGTCCAATAACCTTTGTTCATTACTTCTTTAGCAGTTTTAACTGTGTCTGTACTAAATTTCACCGCATTCTCGTGCAACACTTCATCTACATTGTCATCAATAGTGTTGTTCATTCGGTCAAAATCTCTGATTAAGTCGTCTAAATCTCCACCACCGAAGCGCATCACTTAACCTCCTCGATATAGAACACTGTATCGTGTTCATAATCAATTCTTTTGGTTATCTGATACTTAGTATCGTTAATATAAGCATGCGTCGCAGTAGGCTCAAAATGACCGTTTAAACGTATGATATTGATGTCTTTGTTGATGTCTCCGTATTGCACCACTGTTTTTTGTGGACTTAGCGGACTGATATTACATGGTATTGCATCGTAGCGCTTTTTGTATGTTTCAGTTCTGTTTGTTTTAGGGTTGTACTTTCCTTTCGTTTCTTTAGCAAACACGACTCTCTTGTTATATCTCAATAGAAAATACCTGCCCCACGTTTATCTGAGTTTCGTGGCGTATATTGATCTATTACATCCATATATTCGTCAAAGTCGTTTGCTTGAAACGTATTAGAACGCCCATCTACGCTTTCCTGCGTCATACCTTCTGCGCCAACACGATTAAAGCGCTTGACTGCTACTTCTTCGACGATGTATTCCAATCTATCTGGAACTTCTTCGATACCAATAGGAAGTAAGCTAATCAAACGCTTTTCAGTGTTATCTATTATTCTTTTTAATAGTTCATCTTGAACATTATCATTAATAGAGAGTAATAGCTTAACATTCTCTAATGTAGCCATATTATCCCTCCAATGTGTCTAAGATGTCTGCTTTCGTATCTTTTTCAGATACTTCAATACCATGTTTTTGTGCGATTTCAATTAATTCTGCTTTTGTATTCTTATCATCTACAACTAATTTAATATATTGTTTATTGAATTTGTTATCAGCATGTAGTAATTGAGTAATACGTTCATCTGTAATATCAGTAGGATAAATGTCGCCAACTTCATAAGGCTTGTTATCCTCTGCATCTACAAATGGTCGTACAACTTCGTATGAATAAGCCATGTGTCAGACCTCCTTAGATTAATTAGACAGTTTCAGGTTGTGGTGTAGCTGTTTCAGGCTTAGTAGGAACACCTTCGAACTTCGCAAATGCTTTATCGTCTGCAATGTGAACAGCTACATGCATTGTTGCACGTAATGCTAACATATCACGTTCGAATAAGTTAATAGGCTCACCGTTACCGTCTTTAATAGTTGATAATTGAGAACTATCATCGATTTTGTATTCAATACGTTGTGGAATACCATAGAATAATTGATTAAAGTCACCTGTATAAATGACATTTTCTTTATAATCTGGTGACTTTAAGTTCACAACAGGTAAACCATCTAAAGTATCAATAGCATTTCTACCTTTTCCTTTTTCGAACAATCTTTCATTAGAAACTGAATCAACAATGCTAGATAACGCTCTTCTATTTGTTCGTTTAGAAATAAATGCGTTTGGATCGTAATCATTGTTTTCGATTAATGCCTCTAAATCTAATAAATTATCTTCATTGTATTCACCGTTAATCACATTACCAGCAGTTTGAACTGATTGTTCAATAGATTTGTTGAATGGATTATCTCCAACATTTAAAATTCCAGCTTCGTCAAACTTACGAGCAAATGCTTCTGCAATCATAGGTTTCATGGCTTCAAAGAAATCTGAGTAAGTGTAATTCAAGAATTCTTTTGTAACTGGTAAAATAACACCTAATTTATAAGCTCTCATTTTAGCTTCAAGCCAAGTAGCCTTAGATGTTTCGATTTTTTGGCCTTCACCAACCCAGTAAGCGCCTGGTTTATCTGCCCAAAAAACGAAATCTTTTTCTGTTCCGTCCATTTCTTGATATTTACCTAATTGCATGATTTTAGAAGTTTCCATAACTTCACGTAAAACTGGTTTAGTAAAGTTGTTTAATAATTCTCCTTCTTTGTGTTCATGCATCATAACGTTGTCTGGATTAAAAGTTGCTGGTGTTACATCGTTGTTAGCAAAATGTTGTAAATTTAACTTTAACTTGTTAGTTTCATTCATCATTTAATTCCTCCGTTTATTGAATAATTCTTACTTCGTCGGCAATACTGCCTAAACCTTTTTCTTTTCTACTTTGGTTTCGTGAAAAACTACTACTTTGATTGTTTGGTGTAGATTGACGAGTAACTTCTTTAATTCCTTCTTTTACAGCTGCATCAAAATCTGATTTGATTTCATTAATAGTTGATTTAATCTCTTCATTATCTTCAATTTTGATAAGCGCTTTAGCAAAAGAAGTAGGTAACTTCTGTTCTTTTAAATCAGCAATAACGTCAGATTCTAACTCTCTAAGTGCTTGTGCTTTTTCACGTTCAGCAATTGCTTTCTCACGTTTAGATAACTCTTGCTCTTCCTTTTCTTTTTGTGTCATCTTCGCATAAGATTGTTCTTCACGTCGCACTCGTTCAATTTCTTCTTGAAGTTTTTTATCGTACTCTTCTGCTAATCTTCGTTTATTTTTCTCACTAGCTTTACTAATTTTTGCGTCTAGCTCACTTTGTGTATAAGTTACCTCTTCGCTTTTAGTGTTATCGTTTTCTGACTGCTCATTATTATTACGTTCAGCTTCGTCTCCACCTTCTGCGAAGAATTGAAGATTAGCTTTTAAAAAATCACGTTTATTCATTTTTTATCCTCCTCATAAACGTTAAGCACTCGAATTTATCGCATAAAAAAAGCGCCCCAATCAGTCAATTAAGCCCGATTAGTGCGCTAGATTTATTTTGATAGGGAAACAAGTTACTTAACCCTTATAATTAGTTATTAGTATGTTTATGAGCAGTTTAATGACTTACTTAGGTCATAGTTTAAATAAAGTTCTTTGGTTCAAATGATTTCTTTTTATCTTGCTTAGGTTTCGCTTGTGCTTGGTTACTAGGATTTGTATCGTTCAGACGCTTTAATTCAGTGTGTATGCCTTCCAATGCGCTTGCGATACGTTTGAGTGTTTCTAACATTTAGTCATCTCCATTTTATTCTTCTACAAGGTTACATATCTCATAGGTACCACAATCTATACACTCTCGTTTAAAACCTGCAAAGCTAGTTGGTGTGACTGTTCTAATCACTTCTACATTGAGACTTTTGCAGTTTCGACATTGATAGAATGTTTCGTGTTTTACATAGTCGTTTAATTGATTGAAATGTTCTCCTGTTCTTAATTGAATACCATTATTCGCTAAAGACTGATGAAAATCTTTTAATCCAATTAAACTTTCAGTAGTTATCTTTTCCATTATTTAATCACTCCTAAAGTGTAAATAAAGCATCTTTATTTGCGTTTACTTCATTAACAATAGCTGTTAAATCTTTAGGATTAACATCCATTGCAATTTTTACAGTCTTGTCGTCATTCGTCTTTTCTAATTGTTTTCTAATCAACTTCAACTCATTAGCAATTTCTTTTAAATATTGTTCTTGATTACTCATTTAACCACACCTCCAAAATACTTACCTTTACGTTCTTCGAAGAATTTATCACGCCTATTTTCATCAACGTGTGGAACGACGGTACTTCTGCAGAAAGGATGCATAGGCGGAGCATTTACACCCGGCACCATGTCTTTTACTTTAAACGTTTTATCATTCAAACTCCTACATGTTTTCGTTGTCTTGCTATCCATTTTTGCTACAAATTGATATTCAGCTTCTGCACCGTGTTCTTCAAGCATATGACGTTTAGACGCTAACGTTTGAACTCTTGCAGTTTCAGTTAGTAATAATCGTTTCATATTGTAAGTTGTTGCTCCTGTATCTTTACGCATGTCTTTGATGAACTCATAAGGGTGTCGTCCACGTAGTAATACATGACGTGTCGTCTTTTGAACGTGTCGTCTTACTGTCTCCATATCCGACCACAACCTTGTACTCCATTTATGCCCTTCAAATGGTGTAAATATGATTGTTTTAACGTCATTGATGGACACTTGGAGCGTTTCTCCCAAGATACCTGCTTGTTGCTTTAATGCTCTGTAATAAGCACTCTCCATGTAGTTATACATAGATTGTTCTATCTGTGCATAAGCATAAGTCACGATAAGTCCTAGCTGTGCTTGTAGTAACTTCTCACGACTTACATACATCTTAGTGTTGTAAGCTCTTAATTCTGCGTTTGCTTTATCGCTAAAATCTCTATTCTCAACATATTGTTTCGCTTTCTGTTGGAACATCTGTACATCTACTGCATCAATTTTCTTCTTAGCTTCAGTTAATGTGATACCTTCGCTTGTTGCGTATCTTGAATAGAAACGATTGATCTCATCTTCGATATCTTCATTCATCTCATCAACAATACGTTGTATTTCTTGAGCAATCTCATAATCTGATTTACTTTCTTCATCAATGATTTCCTTTGCTCTATCTTCCCAGTAGGACATAGACTATCACTCCTTAATACCAGTTTGGTTGTCTATACCCTGTCTATACATACGTTCATCTGACTTTTGAAGTTGGATATCTTCTTCATTTTCAATACGTTCCATTTCTTGTTGTGGGTTATCAATGAACGACACAATTGACATCAATGATTGTTGACTGATTTGTCCACCTGCTTGTAAGTACATATCCATTTCATCTTTGACTGACTTAGGAACATTACGTGTGAATGTAAATGTTAAGTCTTGAATAGCATCTTTATCTAATTCACGATTGATACTCATAATCTGACCGATTAACTTATAACGTCTACGCAAACCTTTTCGAAATAAACCTTCTTTGATTGCAGTACGTTGCTCTAGTCCAAACAACTTATATTTCATTGCCTCACCTGACTGATTACCACCAAAGTTTTCATCAGTCATATCTGGCGTATTAGTGAACATATGAATGTTACGACTAATTCTGTCTTTATAAGACTCAACACCGTTTACATCGTATTCTTTGTAGATGTATCTAGCGTCAACATTTCCTTCAGTCGTTCTCTCATCCATATTTGTATATTCTGGAGGAGTTAAGTGGAATACATTAGCGTCTTTTTGTAATTGCGCAGTATTGCTATCAAGTTCCATGTTTCCGATAACAAGTAACATCGCATCGTTTAAATCACTCATATAGTTAGCTGTATCTGATTGTGCATTATCATATAAATCGATAAGTGGAATAACTTTCTCAAAATCTCCACGACGCTTTTCATTATTACTAAACTCTGTGATTGTTACCTTACCGAATGAATGTGGCTCTGACGGTCTGCGTTCTTGCAGTGATAGGTTAGTAGACTTATTAGCATAAAAGAAATTAGTTGCATTAGGTGTAATGATATCTACATTGTAAATATCTGTGTCATCATATTCTCTTGTTGACGTTTGCCAGTATCTCACTGCAATTAAACTATTCTGTTCAATCGTATTATCGTAAATCACAAATGTATTACGTGGATCAGATTTATATAATCTCACTTCATCATCTTGGTTACGGATAATGTACTCATAAGCGCGACCAAAGATAGATAAGTCTAATCCAATTGAACGGTTATGCGTGTCGATGTCGTTTAAGTTATGTAGGCCGTTAATCTTCTCTTGTGTATCTTCATCTTCTGTTTGTACTTGTATCGCATGACCAAAGCAATAACCGTTGATAAAGTCTGCAATGTATGACGCAAAATCATGCGCTGCACGATTATCTGCTAAATGACTTTCTCTACGTCTACGATTACGCAAGATGTTGAAATTAAGCCCTTGATAGTAATCATCGAGCATTTGTAATCTAGGTACCTGCGCTTCTAAATGATGCTCAATACATTCACTTATAAAATCGTAATCATCTAGTATCTCGCTTAATGTACCGTCGTAACGATATATCTCTACTGCATCACGTCTGTATATCTTATCTCGATGTTGACGATATTCAGCGTCTCTTTCAAATTCATTTACTTTTAACAAGCATTATCCCTCCTTATAAGCCCATTGATTTGATAGCGCTAATACTTTTTCTAATATTTGAACGTTTATTTGTTTGTGGCTTATAAAAACGTTCTACTGAATAGCGGAGTGCATCTATACAATGATTGTAAGTATCTACTGGCTCATTCAAATATTCGTCTGTATTTTTATCCTTTTGCCATGTGTAGTTATCAAATTCTTCGATAGTTTTGAAACAACGTTCATCTATTATTATGTCGAACTGCATTAAGAATTGAAGTCCTTGAACGACCGAACCTTTACCTTTTCTTGTAGGTTTAATACGTTCAATGCCTAGTTTTTTAATTTCTTGAATACTTTTTTGTTCTGCACTATCTGCAGTTATTTCTTCTTTAGCGTAACCTAATTGCTTTATTGTTTTAGCAATTTCATCATTTAACATTCCAGTCTTAACATATTCTTCAATGATATATAGCTTCTTATTTTCTTTATCTATTTTTACATGAACAAAAGCACTAGGATCATTCACATATCCAAAATCTAGTCCGAAGTAGGAAGGTAAATGTCTCAGCTCATCTTTATTGATTAATCGTTTTTCATACTTAGGGAATACCAACTTATCTAAAGTAGCGAATTGACCTAGTGCATATATTTTGTAATAAGCTGGATTACGTTTAGCTAATAACTCTAAATTTTCACGAGTGATTTTATCTAAAAACTTATTATCCTTATAACTAGATTGGCGTATCATTACACCTTCCATATCTTCGCCATGTTCAAAGAAATACTTATATACCCAATTTAATTTAGATACTGGGTTGAACATCAAGAATATCTGTTTAAAATCATGTTTACGTTCTCTTAGACGCAAAGTTAGTTGTGTATAGTCATTCAATGTAAATTCTGACGCCTCCTCCATAACAATGTCTGAGATACCTTTAATTGATTTAATCTTCTCTGGGTTATCTAAACCTTTGAATAAGAATGTAGCACCATTAGGCAACACTACTTTATTATCAGTTTTGTTCCATTGGCACATATCCCATATACCGTAATCAATTAAGCAGCTCTTAACATCTTCAAATAAACTATCTTTGATTGTCGATTGTACTTTTCTTAACCACAACATACGTCTAGGAATAGGCCACTTCATTAATGCTTTAAGTACCACTTTTTGAATAACACCATGTGACTTACCACTTGAACCTCCGCCATAATGTACTTCGGTGAAATTTTCGTAATTAGTAAGTATCTCAAATATATTCTTGTTGAATACTTTTTCTGGGTGATTAAAATTAAGTTTAAGGTTCGTCATTGTAATCACCTATGTTAATTTCTATGTTCTTTTGAGTAATTTCTTTCTTGTCGATATAAGCACCATGTACTTTTAAGATATGATCTAACGAACGTTGACGTTCTTCTACATTAGGTGTAATAGTATAAGTTACTTCTTTATCTACTTCGCCTTCTAAATGGTCATATCTTTTAGTATATGCTTTTTGTGGCTCTCCTCTTGCAATAGATGCTGATAATGCTAATGCCTCTGTAATACTCATTAAACTTTCTTCTTGTACCTCTTTGATACGTTCGTTGATATAATTTTTAATTGTAGTATTTTGTAGTAGTTTAGTTGCGTTAGTATTAGCTTTATTTTTAGAATAACCAGCTTTAATATAAGCATCTGTTGCATTACCACTCTTAATATATTCGTCTGCGAATCTCTGTTGTTTTATATTCAGCCCGTTCATCTCATATATCACCAACTCTCACGTTATTCACTTAATTTATTTTTTTATACAACAAAAAACCTACCTGAGTGTTCTCTCAGATAGGTCACATCATTTACCTTTTAGGGATGAGTAAATGAAAAACTAACATTTTAGAAAGGAGTATGTTTTTGAATTGTTCAGCAAAGAATTTAATCATTACATGTAAGTCACCTGATAGAACTTACACTATCATGATAGCGCCTTTTGAAGCGAACTTATATACCTCTCAAGTCCATTTACACATAACCGATCAGTTCTGCTAACTTATTAATCATTGCATTGCGTCGTCTCAATATACTTGATTTACTCGTTCCGAAGTATTCAGCTAAATCTTCCCACTCATAACAACCAATTGGACATTCCCAGTATCGTTTGTTAATCATATCAAGTGTATCTTCGTCAGCTTCAGCTACTAACTTATCAACGCCATTAACGATATTACTTAACATGACATATCGCTTATTACTTAATTTCTTGATAGTCTGACGCTCAATTGGATTGCCAGGTAGATTACTTTTCCCAGCACCTACATTCTCCAGTTCGTGATTTTCTAGCAATTCATACTCACAAACCTTTAACTCCTTACGATAACGTTCTACATGTTGAATATATTCTTCTAATTTTCTAATATCATGACGTTCAATCGTTATCAACTTAATACCCACCTGCCAAATCGTTAATATCGTATTGATCACTCTCTCTAGCATAATCACTAGGCACTTCCACATCATCTTCACTCTGCAACTTCACGATAAGTTCGTTAGTTAGATATTTACTAAGTTCATACAATGCGATGATGAACCATATCTTTAGTATGCGTTTAATCATTAAACAATCGCTCCTTAATTTTTTTATAACCTTTAATGACGGACATCAAAGCCTCTTTCTGACGTTGCGCTTTATATACTTTCAACGCCTCTTCCTTACTCTCTGCCTCCACAATAGAGAGAGTTTCATTTGTACGTGCTTTCTCAATGTCGGTGTGAATGTGACCTGTGCTATCTGTGAATTGGCGTATTAGGTATTGCATTATTTATTAAGCACTTCCTTTACACGTTCTAGAATGTCCTTATTTTTAACCGTATCGATTTCGACACGTTTGGAATTAGTACCCTGTACTTCCCCAGCCGTCTGTCCCTCTCTCTGACACATTGCTAAACTCCTTTACTTCTTTTAACTCTGGTGTCCAAATTGGAACGATAACCAGTTGTGCGAGTTTGTCGCCTTTGTTGATTTTGTAAGTACCACTATTTTGCGTTTGGCTAGCGTATTCATAACCACCATTTATATTCATATATACATTAGTATCTATAACGAAATCTTGTATGTCATTCTTAATATTAATCTTCATATTACCCTGAAAACCTGCGTCAATCTTGCCTGTTTCAATCACTAAATGCGTCTTACTACTTACACCACTTCTTGACGTTAATAGCCCTACATAGCCCTCTGGAATGTTTACGGCTATATCTGTTTTAATCACTGCTTTCTCTTGTGGCTCAAGTATCACTGTCTCTGCTGCGAAGATGTCGAAACCAGCGTTTATACCTTTACGTTCTGGTTTAGTTGCGTTCTCTGATAATTTGATAAATTCTAATGTGTTAGTCATTTTGTTCCTCCTCATTCGGATAAAATTTAATAAACATTTTATTACCATGCTTATCTCTAGCTACTAATTCTACGTACTCGTCATGTGTCACGTATTTTTCAATTACACAGTTTTGTATCATTTGCATCATTTGCATGTGACTTTCAGCTTTCATCACTACCACGCTCCAAATCTTTTAATAAAGTTTGAATATAAGTTTTAGATGCACTTAATAATTCATTTTGATAAGCATTAAGAATTGATTTATCTACTTGCTCGATATGCCATAATGCTTCTTGTAAGTTATCTATATCTTGAAACATTAATGGTCGACCTCCCAATCACTTGGAATTTCATTAAAAATATCTCTTAAAAATTCATGGTCTTTTGGATCTAATGTTTCCCATGACTTTAAATCTTTTACGTGATAAAGATTAACTTTTATCTCATCAAACGCCTCTGCCTTCCTTTTCACTTCTGCCATATCATTGATGAGTTCGTCGCGTTGTTTTTTGTATTCATCACGTTCTTCTTTGTACGCTCTGCTGGTTGCTCTAAAGTGCCTAATTATGCTCTTTTCGTCAGTGATACTATCTACTTTTTCTACTCCGTGCTTTTTCATAAATGCAACTAATTCATCTAATGTTGGGTTACTCAACCATAGCACCGTCCTTCCACAGTATAGTCATCGTCATATCATCATTAAGCATATAAAAAGCAACAGTATATTCGTTTTCCACTTCTGCAATAGTGTGGTTACCGTACATATAAGATTTTAATATTTTTAAGTCTTTCCAACCTTCCTCTTTTGAAGGTATTGCATTTCTAACTTCTAAAAGTCTAGGAATTGCCGTTTCTTCCGTAATTTCTTCTTCAATCTCTACTGTAAAGATTTCATCTTTGCGCGTTTCATGTTCTAAAAACAATATTTGTTCTTCATCAAAAAATACTGAACCTCCTGTGTAATTACTATAAAAAGCCTTTTTTCTAATTTCATTCTCCCATGCCCACTCAATCAACTTTGGCAACGTCATTTCTACTTTTCGTTTAATCTTTGGCATCCCTTACACACTCCCTGTTCCTTTTTATGTCACTCTCACTAACTTTCATCGTCACTCTACTTCCTGCTACCTTAACCACAAAGCCTTTGACACCTAACTTGCGTAATTCCTGTTGTATCTGTGTAGGTGTCTTGGCATTATACCGTTGATGTATAATCGTCATTTTCATCTACACCTTTACTATGTCGTATCTATCATCAATCCTTACTAACTCACTACCAACACGCACCATAAGGTAGGGTTCGCCATTAAAGTTATAATTCAACTCTTCCACTACTGCTGGGAATGATGTTTTAGCTTTAGGATATTTAAACCAAATGTCGTCACCTTTATTTAATTCATGTAATTTCATTCCGCTACCCCCCTCTGTACATTGCCGTATTGATCTGTTTTGACTTTAACCATAAGATTGTTTTGTACTAAGTTTTTAAAATATTTACTACTTACTCTGTGCTTAGCCACTTCACGCTCTGCGCGTTTAGCTTTAGCAATACGTTCTTCTCTGCGTTTACGTTTCAACGCTCTTTCATGTCTAAGTTGTATTTGTTGTAATTCATATAGTTGTCTAGATGTCATCCGTTTAGTGTGTGTCATAGCTATATACTCCTTTGCCATATAATAATTCAGGACCACGCAAACCTCTGTTATATCGACCACGCAACGTTGTGAGTGGTACATCATACTTTTTTGAGGCATTCCTTAACGAGATACGTTCCCCGTCCAAATACACATATGTCGCTTGCTGTTTTTGCTTATGCATATTTACCACTTCCAACCGTCAGAATTAATACTTGTATACTCCACTTCCATATCGTTTAGATAATCGAATGGTGAATTCTCCGCTAATTCCATAACGCGCATTTCTTCGCGCTCACTTTCTTCCACTGCGTCAATATAGGCAGTGCCTTCGATTTTGTATTTGACTTCTAATTTAGCCATTTATAACTCCTCCACTTCCATTACGATTTTTGGTTCCTCTGCATATTGCTTAAAACTGTGTATCTCAACGATTTGGTTATCGTCTTTCCATAGATGATCGTTTGCTGCATCTAACACTGTTTTAATTAAGTTGTCTATATCTGGTTTAGTACGTTTGTACTGACCGATTGCGATTAGCTTTTGATTTTTCGACCAACTTTTCGGCGGTTTAAAGTAGAAGTACAGTGACACTTTTAACTGCTTACTTAACATCGCTTTCGGCATTTGCGCTTGTATATACTTCTTATGCGCTGTATAAGACGCTGGCATGTAAGTTTGAATAAAACTACCGCGTTTTGTGAAACGTGGACGAGGCGAGCCGATAGGTGCCTCATACGTTTCGTTAAAGTTAATTTCTATCTGCACGTTGTCACTCCTAGAACAAGAATTCATCTATTGTTGTCTGCTGTTGTAATTCTTCTTTTCTAAATAATTTATGCTTACGTTTCATCTTTGCTAACTCATATTTAGTCACAGATGCTTTAAAATGCTTATCACTCATTCCACCTTTATTAGCAAGATAGAAAGTACCGTCATCTCTAGGTAGCACTCTCAACAAAGGCCAACCGTCACTTTCATATAATGTGTAAGCATTAGGTTGATTTTCTCTAAGTCCCATATTCGACCACAGCCTCCCTTACACGACGTTCTGCAAGTTTCTGGAAGTATATATCCTCCAACTTGTCTTGGTCGCCCTGTGCGTATTCTATGAGTTTCTGAGTATACACATCTGAACACTCAAGATTGAGTTTGATGTCGTCTATCGTCACCATGCGTCACGTCCTCTGAAATCATCTCCTAGCACTCGAACCGTTCTTGCATTTTGTTTCATACGTGAATTGATCCGTTGCCAGTTCATATTTTGATTTAATTCTTTGTCACTAAAGTTAGTAGTAAAGATGTTATTCTTACCTACTCTGTTATCTACGATTGAAAATAGTTTGTTTAATGTGTGTTCAGTGTTTTCTACACCCACATCATCAAGTACAAGTAAATCTATGCTGCTTAATAGCTGTACGAGTTCATCTGTCGTTTCAGTAGCGTTGCGATTGTATGTTGCTTTAATGCGTTCCATTAACATTGGTATGTGCATGAACGCTACCGAATACCCTTGTTGCTTAATTGCCTTTGCTATGGCATAGGCTAAATGGCTTTTTCCAGTACCATATGAGCCTTGCAATATTAATGACTTGGGTTCATCTACCGAAAAACCTTTAACGTACTCAATAGCCGTACTCTTTGCATGTACTTGATGGTCATTTTGTGGTTGGTAACTGTTAACTGTTGCATCACGTAAAGACGCATTCACATTAGATTGGTTAAAGATGCGATTTAGATACTTTTGCTTTCTCTGTTGTTCAGCTTTTTTACCAGCAGCAATCATCGAGCAATCACAACCATGTCTAAACTCTTTTCCGTTACTGAATTTGTAATAGTCGTAGGTATTACCACATCTTTCACATTTAAGATTATGTTCTTCTTCTACAATATTTTGATTAGGCTTGATATTCCTTGCTAAACTTCCTAATGATTGCATATCTTATCACTCCTAGTCCCAATAACTTTCGTCATACTTCATTCTGTTTAGTTGATCCATGCCACTAGGTTGTAGTTCTTCGCTAAAGTCATTTAAATAACTTTCTTGAGATAAAAATGTTTTAGGATATTTTTGATATTGTTTATCGGTAATAGTTTTTAGATATTCTCTAGTACCGTTCATGATAGTTTCAAATTCATGTTCCTTAAGCGCTGATTTGAATAAACTGAATGCCTTTTTCTTATCTAACTTTTTATCGTAAAGTTTCCACCATTCCTCAAAACGTTCACGCGTAACGTCAGTTGCGCTATTATCTGTTCTATTTATGTTATTTATACTTGTATTATTAATACTTGTAATATTCTCTTTAACATTTGTGATAATAGGGGTATCAACAGAATTGTTAATAGGGGTATTATCATTTGTGTTAATAGGTCTTAACATTTGTGTTAAGGGGTATAACTTTCTTTGTTTAATTTCATTACCTTCTCGAATGATTTCAATATTGAGGTAACCTCTGTCTTTTAAGTTTGCTATCCTTCTTGATATTGTTACTTTAGTTACTTCGTACAATTTCGCGAAGTAACCATTACTCGCTGTACAGTAACCATACTTATTACTTAACGAAGTAATCTCTGCAAATAGTAGCTTTTCGCTATCGGTTAGCCGATTATCATATCTTACGTTTGCAGTAATAATTGAGTAATAACTAGGTTGTTCACTCATTGCTATCACTCCCGTACAATATCCACTCTGGCGTAGTGTTGAATTCCTCTGCCATTTTTCTTATTGTTTTCATTGGTGGTAACTGCGCTCTGTTTTCCCAACGACACACAGCTAATCGTCCTACACCTAAACGCTCACCAAATTCAGATTGGAGCATATTAGCATCTAATCTTATTTCATTTATGCGTTGAGCAATTTTCATTCTATCCTCTGGTCTAATCATTATTGATCGCATTTATTTTCTCTCCTTTCAGCATTCTGTTTAGTCTGTCATCTACTTTGATCCAGCTATCCTGTAAGATATATTTCTCATCAAAAGACTTAACGCCTATGTTGTGCTGTTCGGAATGATGTTCTCTGCATAAAGCTAATACTTCATAATCGTAATGCTGCATCTTCTTACGGTTAGCACCACGACCTATTGCGTAGTGATGTGCAAGGTCAGCACCACTCTTACCACATAGTACACAATTACGATTGACTGTTGCCCAATACAACATAGATTTATCGCCGCTTAATAGCTTGCTTGTCTCAACCCTCATAGGTATTTGATGATGAAACATAAAAGCTATAATTAACTCTATTAGTTCTCTCGCTATTCTCATCGAACAGTTACTTAAACTTATTTCGTTATAACCATTCATTATTTCCAATTCTGCTTGAAACCTTTTCCTTAATGATTCGACAGGCTCTCCCCAGTGCAATTCAATATCTCTACACATCGCAAATATCTTTTTACGTTGCTCTATCGATAACTTTTTATTATCCGGAACTTCGACCTCTGCATTAAGTGAGTAGCCATTTTCTAATAAATCAATATGACTTTGTTCTAATTCAACACCAGTAGCAACGACGGAATAAGTACCGTCGTTATCTCGCTGGTATCTTGTAATGCGTTGCATTTAATCACATCCTAGAATGCTAAATCATCTTCATACCCTAATGGGTCACTGTTACCAAACGGGTTATCTTGGTTTGTCATTGGCGTTTGTTGTGAATTGCTTTTTTCTTCAGCTTTTTGCTTTTCGGTTTTAGGAATCGGTTTATTAATTATTCCTTCTCCATTTTTATAAGGTTTAATAAATGAAAAATCAGTGAAATATTTACCTTCATCTTTATTGAATTTCCATTTCAAAACTAAATGACATGGTTTTCCAATTAATTCGTTAGTATCAAAGTCTAAACTTGGAAGATTTAATTTAATGCCTAATCTAGTTAGTAGTTCTATCAATTGTTTTTCTTGGAAATCATATTTGTAAGGTGGAACAAATTGATTGTGTTTGTATTGTTTACCTTCATCATTTTCGAATACGATTGTAAAATATCTATTCTCTCTATCATTAAATTCAATATTTTTAACTTTTACTGTGAATTCTCCAGCTTGAAAACCTGTTGTACCGTTATAGAACTTTTCTTGATTTGTTTCTTTAATATATTGAGCTTGTCCTGAAATTTTCATAATTGATTACCGTCCTTTAAGTTTTTTTAGTTTCCGTTTCTGATTGCTTCAACTACGTCTGTAATACTAGGGTTGATAAAACGTTTATCGCTTATAGTGATATTGCTTGCATGTCTAATTTTTGTTTCAAATAGGCTTGAGGGTTCAGCGTTTAATACATATTGATAAGTCTTTTCGCCATTTTGCTCATGTTCTTCGATTGTCATTCTAGCTAGCACATCTGATTGACTGATGACTGCTTTTTTTATCTGTTCTTGCGCCTCAATCGTGATTATCGGGTTGATCGTGCTACCTTCATCATCTTTATCCTTGTTGATACCTTCATGACCACTTATCGCTAAATGGAATTGGTACTTCTCTTGCAGCTTTGAAATAAATCGATAAATATGAACAATGCGACTAGCACATTCGCCCCAATCGTTAAACGTTGGCTTGCGTGATTTACCTTCCATGATGTCGTCTATTGTGATGTCACGTAGTTTTTGAATGGTTTCAATCACAACAACATCAATTTGCTTACCGTTATCTCTAAGTTGTTGTAAGATTGCAGGTAAGTTTTTGATGATTGCTGCAAAGTGTTTGTAGCTCTGAATTGGAACCACTGCGCCATCTTCAGTAACTGTTGTTCCGTCCTCGTTAATATCAAGTACAAGTGCGTTATTATCTTTAGTTAAGAATGTTGTTTTGCCAGTTCCGAATTTGCCGTATATAGCGAATTTGTAGAACTTATTAGCGTTTTGCTTACTAATATCTTTAATACCTAGTTGTTTTAAAATGTCTGGTTGTTCTTGTGTTTGTTCAGTCATCAAAATTGACCTCCTCATAATCAACGGTTTCTGTTACCGTCTTTTTTATCGCTATGTGATGTGTCATATCTATGCTTGCGTTATCCCAACCACTAAACTCTCTAGCGTCACTGCGTGCAGTAGAGTATTTAATAGTGTCGTTTTGTTCAGTCGGTTTATTAATTACATATAAATCTTCTCTTTTATGCTTGATGAGATACTTAACTGTTTGCGACATTTATCATCGCCTCCAGTTTTCTGCGGTCTGCTTCTAATTCTGCTAAGCGTGATGATTGACCGTTATTTAATATGAGTAGGTCGTCGATATATTCCAGTGCGTTATCTAGTTGGTTGTTTGAGTACTCGAGCATAGCTTCCAATTTTTTTACTCTGTCTTTAGCTACTAAAAATTCGATAAACTCTTTCTCTCCTACTTTGATATATGGCTCTTGCATTCTTGACTACCTCCACATAATGTTTTATTTTTAAGTTAGTAAAATTTCACAAATACTTAGTGTTGACTGGTCGTTTTGCAGAACGTATCAGTCTTTTATTTTGTCGAACTCTTTATCGAAATAGATAAATACACCTACACCGATGAACAGCGCATATGCTAGTGCGTCAGTTACAAATACGTTAATAGTCATTAATATGATTGTGACTAGAACTGCTACCAGCAATGCTATGATGAAACTCACTTCTGCGTACGACATTTAACCACCTCCTAATAAAGTTTGACCGAATGCAACATTTCAATACGCATTTTTAAGGCTCTCTGTGACGTTGGTGTATCCCTCAAGCACTGTAATAACGTCTTGTTGTGACCTTCGTGAAAGTAATCGTCAATTTCGATTGGATATTGACCAAATAAGTCTGTTGCTGCATTCTCTATTAATTCAGGTGCTTTGTATGGGTTAGTTTGTGTTAGATGTGCGATAAGTAATTGTTTGTTATTCATTAGATCCACCTCCTCATAAACTAGCTTCGTTAACCATCAAATTATTTTCGATAAACTCTAATGCTGGCTTAACTTTGATGTAGCGTTTACGACTATCTTCAAATTTGTATATAAATTTTTTGAACTGTTGATTAGATGCTACTTTCTTTTCAAAATCGTCTTTGGATAAACCACTGATTTTTACGAACTCTTTAACGTCTGCAAAACCGATGTATTCCATTAAAATCACTCCTTTCGTGTATAATTTGGTTATCAACCTAAGGAGGTGGATAACTATGTCTGAATTATCTATTGAGCAACGCGCCCATGATTTAGCTTTAATGAGAGTTAAGATCGAGGCTGAAAAAGAATTAATGGAAAATCCTAGTCCAACAATCGATTTAGTCAATGATTACGCAAAATATTATTACGAATTAAAAAGAAATCTTGATAAACTTTCTAACGAAATTCCAGATTTATTTTCTTAGGTCTTGAGTAATTCTCAATCTTTACAACCTTCCACGTCACAACTGCCATTGTGATGAGGAGGGTTGTTTTGTATAAAATGTTCATGTTTTGCCTCCTTTATCAGAGGTGGTCAGACACCACCTCTTGTGGTATGATTAAATTGTTAATATTTACTCGTTGGCTGCTTATTTAGCGGTCTTTTTTTGCCCAGTCTTTTTTGGGGTTATCAATAATCAATTCACCGTTGTTTTTAACGTAGTATTCAATGAAAGAAGGACTATCTTGTGTTAATTTGTCATTATATTTATCAATAAACTCTTTCAATGCTTCAGAAAGGTTGTAACCTTTAACTCTTAAATCATCGTCAAATTTCTTTTGTAACACTTTTCGTATTAATCTATCTCCATCAAAACCATCAATTCTAAATAACGAATACAATGCTAATGCCACTTTCGTTCTTTTAGGTGTATTAGTTTCATTTCTAAACTTTTCATAATACTTTAAGAAATTAAGTGTTTCTTCAAAATTAATAAATTCAAATTCTCCTGATTTTATAAGTTCAGTAACACCTGTGGCAGTAGTGTTGTTTCTTGCGACTGAAATAACTACTGTGGTACCCGCATACTTTTTATTAAGTAAATTCAAAAGTGACACATATTCCTCAGAACCTTGATTTGCATAACTCTCGATAAAGTTAAGTAAACTCCATGGTCTTTGAGTTGTATTCATACGCACAATATCGTGTTCAGTTAGTCCTGGTTTAACAATGTATTCAATTGGTACTCCAGCTTTTTTTGCATGCTCTAATCTATGTTGACCGTCAATAACAACCATGTATTCGTTCACAATTATCGGACTAATAAAGCCTTCTTTCGCTTGTTTCAGCATTTCATCTGTAAAAAGAATATTCCTGTTAAATTTAGTGAATTTGAACATATCTAAATCGTCCGTTTTATACACTTCGTTTACTGGTAAATTCATTGTGTTTTGTTCAAATGCTTCTCCGTTAATATCTACTCGTTTCATAATTTATTGCTCCTTTAACTTTTTAATAATTTCTTCTAATTTGTTTATTACTTCTTTTTCATTAATATGATTTTTATAATTTTGTATAAATAGTTCTGATGGTTCTAAGATTTTCAATAATATCGGCGTATAATCTTGGTTATCATTTTCTTTAGTGAAAGTTGCTGCATTACTAGGTTGATCCATCATATCTTTAACTTCATTTCTAAAGTCATCTGCCAGATTTTTATAGTATTCACGTTCACTTTCAAGATGTTCATTCATATTTTTTATACTTTGGTAATCTTCTGGCTCCATATACTTCTTAATTACTTCTGGCTCTCTATTCTCTGCGTCCTCTAGTTGTTTCTTCGCAATTTCTTCTGAACGTTGTGCTTGTTCTACTTGAGATTGGAGTTGAGTATTTTTTTCTTCTTGTTCTTTTAATTTTCGTTTAAATTCTTGTCTTTCATTTACCGTCATTTCGTAAGTGTTTTTCATTTCACCAGAACTGACTTTATGTTCTTTTTCTCTTTCTTCTTCTGGTATTGTTGCAATTTGATACAAAGCTCTTATCCCTAAATGTTGCACCGGTGCAACATTTGAACCTAATTCTCTTGATATTTTCATGGATTTAGCTGCAAAAGTACGTTCAATACCTATTTTTTCTAACCACTTACCAAACTCTCCATGCGCTAAGTCATTCTCTTTAACGTGTTTCAATCTTCGACCAATCTCGAAAATAGATTGACCAGCGATGTTTTGATAGCTTTTGATTTCAGTTTCAATTGTGGTTAGGTCATTACTTAGTTGTAATTCGTTCAAATGTTTTTGCCCCTTTCCGACTACACTTAAAGTGAATTCGAGATTAAATTTTTTTGCTAACTCTTAATAAGTCAGCATTAATACCGTAGATGTAAGCCAATGCATATACAACCATACTTTTAGGCACTACATCACCTTTTTCCCACGCAATATATTGAGCTCTTGAAACGCCTAGCTTATCAGCTATTTGCTCTTGTGTATAGTTAAATTCGTTTCTTGCGCCCTTCAGAGAAAAAGTCTCAATCGTGTCTGTCATGTTGTCACCTCCCTGTAAGGTATGTACCTAATTTACTACACTAAAAGTAAAGTGTCAACACATTAAGTAAACTTTTTATAAAAATACTTTACTTTTTGTAAACTTTTTAATATAATTTAGACAACACTTAAATAAGAAGAGAGGCAACCAAATGGCTAAAGAAATTCTTTCAAAAAATTTAAAAAACCTTTTAGAACGTAAAGGTAAAACACAAACAGATATGGCGAAAGATTTAGATTTAAAAGAATCGACAGTTAGTAGTTGGATAAATGCAGTTAAATATCCAAGAAGAGATAAAATCGAACTACTTGCTGATTATTTTGGAGTTATGCCCTCTGACATCACAGAAGACAAAACTTTACAACAAGATACAATGGCTGCTCATTTTGATAAAGACGGCCTAACAGAAGAAGAAATCGAAGAAGTAAACAGATTTATTGAATGGGTTAAAAATAGAGATAAATAAATTTAATAGGATAAACACATATGCTGAACTTTATGGAAACATAAAGAAACCACGGATAAAAAACCGTGGTGATAACAATATTGAGTATAATTGGCTCTCCAGCGTTTAAAGCGTTTAAAGAAATTGAAAATAGTCGTCCTGAACTTTCTAAAGAATTCGGAGTTAATAACTTTAAAGGGGTTGAGGCTATTAATATTCCTTCATCAGTGAAAGAACAAGCAAGATTCGCACGTAAATTTGCTAAAGACGTCAATATCGGTAATTACATTGCCCTGCTATACAGTAATGTATAGTTTGTATCGGGTGAATTCAAAGGAAGCCTAAGTCTATTGATATGGTGACTTTGAGCCAAGCCTTTTAGGAAGGTGCAACGCATAGTTTCTGAAATAACGAAACCACGAGCGCCCGATATCCTATTAATTTAATTATAACAAAAATATTTGTAAAAATAACATTCACTAATCAAAGGGTGTATTAAATGGGATTGTATGAAGAATTATGTATAAAAAACGACTGGATAGAAATAAAAGAAACTAATCGTTTGCCTAAATTCCAGCACGGTTTTTATATAAATGGGAAAATTTACATCAATAGCAACCTATCCGAAACACGCAAAGCCGAAGTGCTATACGAAGAACTCGCACATCACAAGCTTACATATGGGAATATCTTAGATCAATCTAAAGACATAAATCGCAAATTTGAAAACTACGCTAGGCGTCACGGGTACGAGGCAGCACTACCCTTGCGTATTATCGTTGAGGCACATAACTATGGTGTAAGTAGCTTATATGAACTAGCTGATTATGTTCAGTTAAGCGAAAGGTACATAGTAGAGATACTGGAACATTACAAAAATAAATATGGTATTTACACACAATATGGAACTTATTTAATTCAGTTTGAACCATTACGTGTGTTTATATATAAAGATATATAAATATTACATATTTAAAGGCGGTGGTTTTTATAAAAAAAACGAGTGCCTCATCTTAGAATACAAATGAATATAAAGACTTAATCTACATATAGGAGAAAAAATCATGGAAGAAAAATTTAATAACGAACAAGAAGAAAGACAATTTAGACAGTTTCAAGAATATCAAAAACAACAAGAAGAAGAGAAAAAGAAAAAACGTAAAAAAGGTTGGTTGTTTGGCTGTGGTGGTTGTCTAGTTTTATTAATATTAATTGTAATTGGTATTTCAGCTTGTACAGCTACTTTTGTGAATGATACTGGTAGTGATAGTGATAATAATACGCAACAAGACAAAAATGCCACACGCGAGCAAAAATCTGCATTAAATAAAGCTAAAACTTATTCAAAGGTTATGCATATGTCTAAAGATGGTATTTACAATCAATTAACATCAGAAGCAGACGGTTTTAAAGAAGTTGATGCTCAATATGCTGTTGATAATTTAAAAGCTGATTATAAAAAGAATGCGTTAGAAAAAGCTAAAGACTATGCTAATACACAAAATATGTCTAATGACGCTATATATAATCAACTCACGTCAAGTATTGAAGGTTTCACCGAAGAACAAGCACAATATGCAATAGATAACTTAGATGAATAATTCACAGGGTAGCACGTCTACCCTTTTTTATTACACCCATTATGACTATTACGTTTGAACCATTGAGAGTATATGGATATAAAAACATTAAATAAAGGGGAGAAATATAGAATGAAAAAGGTTCTATTTTTAATTTTTGCTAGTTTATTAGTATTAGGTGCATGTGGACAAGATGAGGATAACTCGAATAAAGATGATAATAAAAAGTCAGAAAGCAAATCAGATAAAAAGTCTAACGATCCAAAGAAAGATAAGAAATTAGAAAACAAGGACAAATCAAACAAAAACACTAATGATGATAAACAACAAGTTAGTTCAGATGATAGCAATAATGATACTGCTAACAACGAATCTGAAAGCACATCTAAAAATGATAATGAGAAAACTCAAAATGCTAACGTTAATATTGAACGTCCAAAGGGTGAAAAGATTCAACCAACGCAACAAAACAACCAACAACAAGCTAACAATAACCAACAACAAAGTAGCAATCAACAATCACCAAACAACAATGATTATATGACGCAAGATGAAATTAACGAATGGAATAAAAATAAACCTACTACACATGACGAATCTCAAATGGGTTATGGTCGTGGAGATTATGAAGCTGCTAAAGAAGCAAGTGAAAAAGTTGCTAACGATCCTAATGCTCATGTTGGTGGACCGGGATGGGTAAATCAAGGTGAAGGTTATGATAGTTGGAAGCAAAGACAACAAGAAGCACAAGAAGCTGTAGTACAACAATAATATTTTAGGGTAGTCCGCCTACCCTTATTATTTTTTTTACTTTTTTTAAGGAGAAGTGATAAAAATGGCTTCATTTACAGTAACAAAACGTAAAAATAAGAACTCTACATCGTGGCAATATGATGTAAAGCACCCTTCTTTCAAGTCAGGTAAGAAACGTAAATCAGGATTCAAAACAAAAGCTGAAGCAACGAATGCAGCGCAACAATTGATTAGAGATTTAGAGGATGGTAAACAAGTAGATAGCAACAGATTGTTTAAAGATTATTATAAAGAATGGCTCAAGTTGAATGGAAAATATGAATTATCATCAAAACAGCAATATTGGTATGAACACTCGCTTGATTTATTTTTAAAACATTTCGGTGAAGATATTAAGATTAAAGATATTACTCGAAGTGAATATCAAAAATTTATATCTAATTACGCAAATGGTAGAACTTCAGAAACAGTTAGAAAAGTTAATCTTTATTTATCTAGTTGTATTAAAGATGCAGTGTATGATGGTTATATCAAAAAAGATCCAACATATAACATTAAAGCTAAAGGAACAAAACTAGCTAAAAAAGAAGATGTAAAATTTTTAACTATTAGACAGTATGAAGAATTAAGAGAACATTTTAAGTTAAGAACAGATAAAAGTACGATTATGTTGTATATACTTTTAATTACAGGTGCTAGATTTTCAGAAGTAAACAGAATGACCTATGATGACTTACTAATAACTAAAGGACTAATTCACTTGCCAGGAACTAAAACAGAAAACGCTGATAGATTTGTAGAAGTTTCTAAAAATGATTTAAAGCATATATACAAAGCGATAGAGACACATCCACATAGAATTGATAATAAGTTATTCGGCTTATCTCATACAGCGATTTCTAAAGTGTTTAACAAAGCTAAAAAGAAATATAACATCAATGAAGATGTCACACCTTATTCGTTAAGACATACACATGCAAGTTACTTAATTAGTAAAGGCATTCCGATTGAGTACATTAGTAAAAGATTAGGTCACGCAAGTATAGCTATCACATTAGATGTTTATACACATCTTCTTGATGAACATAAAAAAGAGCAAGGCCAAAAGGTCAGAGAAATATTTTCTTGACACTTATTTGACACTTGCTCGCTGTAAACGTTGATATATCAACGGGTTATAGCGTCCTGGGAGGGATT